TGCCATCTGGACACTTGCTTAATAACATTTTGTCTCATATCAAAACTCTTCAATAAAAACCGGGGATTTCTCCCCGGCTCTTCAGTGTTAGTCGGCAGCCTTACGCCATCCCTCTGGCGTATATTCTCGCTGTCGCCGAATACGGTAAATGCCGGGATTAACCATAATCGACTCGTGGGTGTGATAGGAACGAAGATGTTCAATCGGAGTAGGTGCTTCCACATTCAAGAACAATTCGTAGATATCCTGACCACTATCAACCTCAAGTTCATATGCCTTGACTCGAGAAGCCTCCATCACATGATTGTGACCCGTTTCAGAGTGAGCAACCACAATCTGGCCTTGCTCAGGAGCCACAGCCTTAATATTGGTAGGCAATTCTGCAATCTTAATGATAACAAAATCACCCTGGGCAGCCATCTTAGTAAAAGTACGCATTTTGTAATCCTTTCAATATTGGTTTATAGTCTCATTATAACACATTAGGAAAATTTGTCAACAATTATTTTCCTAATCTTTTCCTTGTCGTATTTAATAAATGATGTGTATTTCTTAAACTTAAGAGAGAATGTTTCCCATATTGGATTGTCCTTGAGCATCTTATTCCAATATTTCATACATCCTGTTAAATCAGAAAGAACACATATAGTTTCTAAGGAGATTTGTTTACCCAAATACAAATTAAAAATATATGGTGGTTGATTATCAATTACAGCAAAATTCGAATTAAAATCATCATTAAATTTTGATAAGTCATTTGTTATAAGATATGTAAGTGATTGAGTTTTTTTGATCCATTCACTATATATGGTTTCAGCTTCCTCGGAGTATACTATATCTTTAACCCATGCAGTATCTTTTTCTACAAAATTTGAAAGCATCAAATCGTGTGGATCTTTATGTTTTGATAACTTTTCAAAGAAAATTTTATCTTTTCTTTTATTAAAACTATCCAATGAAGCAGATGATTTACCAGAATATCTGTGATAATCATAAGTTTTGCTTTGAAAATGATTCTTCAAAGCAAGATAGTCTTTATAGCATTCAAACGGTGTCATATAGGTAGCTGTGCGGTCTTCTTAAGAATATTTAAAGATTCTGCTTCTGCTTGTATCTTTAATTTAATAATAGAATCCTTCTTAATAAGAGCAGCAGCATATTCAACATCGAGTTCATGGTTCTCACACCAATGTACTACAGCATCAATGTAATCCATTTTCTTCTCAAGCCGAATGGATTCTATATCAGATATGAATGTGGTATTATGTTCTAAAACTGGCATCAAATCTCCTATATTGCTTTAAGTAGAATGGTATCTTCATTGATCCGCTTTTGTAGCGCACCAACATTCAATTCCTTCATGAGTTTGTCCAGAACCCTTTTACCACCATTTTGTAATTTTGTCAATAGGTCATCGGCCTTTCTACCGAATCGGAACGTTTTACTTTTGTTCTCATCATATTTCGTGATGGTTACTCCCTTAACGTCCAATCCTCCGCGGTCTAGTGCATAGAATACGGTAGCCGTTTTATATCTGGTATTAAAGAGCCAGAATTCCTGAGCACCAACCAATTTCTCTGGAGCAATAGAAACCAATTTAAATTCCTTGCTTTCCTTAAGATACTTTACATTCTTAAGTTTTTTATCCAAAGAAACTGGTCGGGGCTTTCGTATCTGAACATTCTTCTTTTTAGTATTTGAAGAATATTTTTCTGCATCAGATACAACGGAAGTGTAGAATGTCGACCGTTCCTTATGTTGTTCTTTCGTGTATGAATAACCTTCTGCAAGAGATGCAGGACAACCCTTAGATGCAAGGATTACTGCCTCATCTGCAATAGGTTTATAATATTCTGCGACTCTGAGTGCCAAATTAGGCGGCAATTCATGTTTCTGCAGAGTTTCATACATTGATACAGACCAACCAGATGTGTCGATCATTTTCTCAAACATAGCAATAAAATCAGAAACACGATCAGTAATACGATCCTGAATTGAAGGTTTTTCTTTTACTTCTTCTGATTTAAGTTCTTCTTTATCTTTGAGATGCTTATAACTTTCCTTGATATACCTATCAAGTTGTTCATAACGAACTTCAGGGAGCTTGGCGCCACGTGTAATCATCCTGGCAATCCAACCAGCATTTACAGGGAACCAAGTATCCGAGACGTTTTTCATTTTCTTGGCATCTTCAGTACGATTTACGTTCCGAAGATATGCATCCAGATACTTACGAGCATCATCCCTAGTACACATATAGTGATACCAGTTCTGTGCTCTGCCATAAGCAATATCATCAAGAAAAGAAGTGGATTGGAATAATGGCTCATCGCCCATGTACTTAGAATTGATGAGTTGTGTTTCAGTAAAGGTTAACTTTACTTTTTTCATCTTCTTTGCAGCAAGACTAGGTACTGGACGACGAGCCATGATATATCCTCTATCAGCGTATATTGTATATTATATCAAATAAAAGGAAATGTCAAGGGTTAATTTAGGTTTACAATGCTATCTTTCAAATTTTCTTCATCAACAAGCTCAAGATGACGATTATTTGTATTTAAAATATATCCGATAGCAGTAAGAAGTTGCTCGAATTTCTCCAGATGAACATCGTACGTATCTTCATCTGAAGCAAAATATGTATGAGAATAATTCTCAAGCATATGCTGCTCCTTATCGTCAAGACGTTCAAATGATAGAGTCACTCTGATATTGTTCATTTTAATTCCTTTCTATTAAATTAGGCGGCTTCTGCCATTTCAATGGCAGTTTCAAGGGCATGGGTTTTCAGGTTCCGATTAGAACCATACCATGCCGATTGCAGACGGTTTTCCTGACTCCGACCGGCAAGATGATCGGTGTAATACGTAGTGGCATTAAATAGCTGCCAAAAGGTACCACGAGCATATTCTGCACCAGGCTGAGTATCGACAATTTCAAGAACTGTCTTAGCGGGCTTGGACAATTCCTTCTTGGAATCCGTCTTAGATGTAGCAACCGGGAACACACGCTTGAAGTATTCAACCATGTTCTCGTTTGTGTAACGCTTTTGACCCAAGAATTGAGCCATTTCCTTATACTTGGCAAGCTTGTCGGCGGCAACACCGAGCATTAGCTTGACAGAGTCGCCGTTGAATTCACGACGATGCGAAAACTTGACCATCCGCTCAACCTTGGTATTCAAGGAAAGTGTCAGGGTATTGTTACACACCACACGGATCGGGGTAAACCGAACGTCGGTAGAAAAGCCATATTTGTGGAAATTCGAGAAGTGAAGATACGATTCCACTTCATCACCCTTGAAAAGGGAAAAGCCGTCCTTGACCTTTGCAAGCGCCCAGACAATTTGGCCATCCTTCAGCGACCCTGCCGTGTGCATTTCCATGTCACCTTCGGCAATAAAGTCGTTGAAGAATTCAAATGCTTCCGAATTTTGAACGGGATTCCAGTCATCAGAAACAATGTCAAGAATTGTATTATCAGAGGTGCGTACCAGAGCAGACCGACCGACGGAAACGTCCTTACCGCCGACGTTAGCAAAGGCCGGGATCTTCTCGACCTTCCAATTTAGGTCTGCTGCCTCGAGCATCTGCTCGGGGGTCAGGTCATCGGGGACGCAAGTGCCCAGACCATGCCAAGGTGTAGGTCCAGCATAAGCCATAGAGGCCTTGCCATTCTTAATTTCAAGTTCGTGTGCCATTTTAACCCTTCACTGTAGTTGTTAATTACAAAACAAATATATCATATAAAATAAAATAAGTCAATCGTTTTTTAATTATTTCATCAAACCCCATGTAACTTTTTTAATGTCAAAAAAAATGAACTTATTAACTAGGTCATCATGCATTTTTTGCGCTACTGACTTCTTAAGATTTGTGCGCCGAGCAACACGGCCGTCATTAAGTACAATTTCAACGTAGTACATCATTAAGAACCTCTCAACATCATAGTTGGATCTTAACCTATTTTTAAAAATAAGTCAACCCCTATTTTTTGGCCAGCCATTCGGGCATAGTGATCCGGGCCCGTCGGACGGCGATCGGCCCGAGAGGGCGACCTTTCCGATCCTTACCGCCAGGTACCAGGTACTCGTCGGAGATATACTCCACCGAGCAGAGGCTTTTGGGGCGATATTCACCGCCCAGGATACACCACCCCTTGGCAGTTTCATTGCCTGGGACAAGGAGGGTCTCGAAGGTAACCAATTGTCGCTTCATCATCATATATGCATCTTATACCAATTAAAGAAAAAAGTCAAACTAATCATATCAATACGTTAGTGCTAACCCATTGATTTTATTAAGAAAATATTTTCAACTTTTTTAAAAAAAATATTTCCCAATTATATCAACACGTTATGTGAGAAACGATGCTAGAGGTTTCTAGGCTGTATAAACCCACACTTAGCATGCTTAGTATCGTTAGAATTGGGCACTTCCGGCTAACGTATTGATTCTATTAGTATTCTCTGGCTTCGACCTATAGCCTAACGTATTGATATGATTGGAGAATTTTGAGAAATTCCCAGGAACGTCGACGAGGTCGAGGTGCTAACCTATTGATTCTATTAGAACGAAAAAAGGTTTAAAAAATTTACTTTTTTATTCCCATTCATATCAATACGTTAGTGCTAACCCATTGATTTCCTTGGTTTGACTTTTTTCTTTAATTGGTATAAGATGCATATATGATGATGAAGCGACAAATGTTTGACCTGGTTTTCTTTACCTGCCGCGATGCCCTCCTGGGCGCCGCCCTCTCGGCCGCGGTGTTCTGCGCCGCTTTGCGCTACGGTGGGGCTAACGCCCTGCCCATCTT